CATGTACTCATATGTAGTATCCATCTTAGGAGCAATCCCAGCCTCCTCATGAAAGAAGTATTTAACTGGACCCCCTACACCATTTGTTGGATCTTTTTCAAAAGACATACCTTGCATAGTACCTTTTAGACCCACTTCTGTTTTTCTATCTCCTTTTCTTACTTCAATCTTCTGCTGCCACATTAAGACTTTGTCTGGAGACATTGGACGGTACCATGCAGTATGTTCATTAAGGAAGGCAGCATATTCCGATAAAAACTTCCAAGAACCTTTCTCATTAATATAATCTTTAAGACTAGCTCCCATTTTTAAAGTTACCCCTGACTCAAACCAAAGTTGATTAAGTAACTTAGATATATGAAAATAAGAAGATGCTATCTGACGTTTCTTTAAGATAGCAACATGTTTATAATTTAGTTCAGCTAAGAGTTCATATAAAGCCATGTGATATTGAGCATCTCTAATCTTAGCAAATCCAAATTGTTGTATTTCTTTATCAAAGATTGGTAAGAAGTTTAACCACATGTAATAGTCTCTAGTTATAAACCATTTCTTATTACCATTTATATAAAAGACTCCTTTTCTACATTTATTTTTTTGATCATCCCAGTAATTAATAAAGTCTTTAGATTTAAAGGGAGCAATACAATAAACATTTTGAGTTCTGAATGTTATAGCTTGTTCATTAAATAAATAACTAGTTTCATCAAATTCATACTTACCTGGTTCAGCAAATATTTCTTCTATAGATTTAGAAAATTCTTCTCTAGAATTAAATGATACTGTTGTCCATGTACCATTATCCCAACAGGGTATATCTTGATAGATTTCACTCATAAGTATTTGATTAATAGTTGGTTAAGAGTCATACGAAAGCCCAATTCCTCCTCTAACTTTACTAGACTGTTCATCTTGTAGGTCTTTGTATACACCCTTAAATGATTGTCTAATACCATCAAAGTCTTTTGCTAATGCTCTTATCTGAGCTATGTTACCATCTTTACCATCTGTAATTTGTGCAGTAGACAAGTAATTAGATATCCTATCAAGTGCTTTTTGCATACCACCATAGGCTCTGGATGTTGGAGTTTCATATAATTTTTCACAGAACTTAAGAGCATTAAATATATCCTCATCTTCTGTTGAGAATTCTCCATCTATTTCTCTTATGATCAGTGATTCTTTTTCTATCTGAGGTGTATGAAAGAAAGGATTCATATCTGGATCAGGACATGTCATATAAAACAAATACTGATATATTTTTAAATACTCATCAGGATAGTTATCCATTAAATCTTTCAGAGATTTAAGTGTATAACAATGTTCAGTTGGAACTACTGTTTTATTCTGTACATCAAATAGTTTAATCAGCATCTTTATTTCTTTTTAATGTTCTGTTTGTTCTCATGAAGGTAGTGAATAATTGCATGAACCTCCTCTACTAAATAAGGCATTGCTATAGGTATTACTTCTTTTACTATAGGATCTCCATTGTTATCTAACTTTGCAATTGGATAACCCCATTGATCTTCTCTATCTACTTCAAATGTTATATGATGAATATACATGCTTCCTGGTTTTAATTTAGGATTATGCTTTAATATAATATACATATAAATACTAAGTTGTAAAGCATAGTGATAAAAGTTACAGTCATCTAAGTTATTAACTGGATGAGCCATCTTTTCAGATAGACCTTCCCAGTTAACATAAGATTCTTTCTTTATTTCCTTATTAGTTTTATAATCAATAATATTTACTTTACCATTAACTACTTCCACTAAATCTGATTGTCCACAAAGACCTGCTGATCTTAAATAGACCATGTGTTCTGGATATACACCTAGTTCTAATTTCTGCAATGGAGCTTCCTTAACTCCTTCTTTAACTTCTGATGGTTTAAATACAGGTACTGTTATACCTTCTCTTTCCATAGAGGCTAATGCACATAAGTCATCTTCTCTTTGGTTATGATACCATGAACCAAGAGTAGTAGATCTAGTAGATTCATTATTCCAAATATCTTGAATAATCTGAGGATCTATTCCAGCCCACTTAGATTTTTTATTTTTGCTTACTTTCTGAGCTACTGCTTTAGCATCAAAAGGTTTTTTAAAATGGGATACTAATGTAGTTACACTTATCCATTCAATACCTGTATCTTCTATACTTCTATAGCTGTGATCAGATGCGTTAAATATTATACTCATAATTATGCATTTTCTATAATTGATTCTGCTAAAGTTCTTGATGATTCATCTTCAGAGATTAACATCTTCCGGATATTAGTTACTTCATCCTGAGTAAACTTACCTTCCATTTTTAACATTTTTAATCTTAAACATTTATTATCAAGTTCTAACTTATTTAATCTATCCACAAGTTCTGATAATCCCTTTGGTGTAAGTGAATCATAAGGCGTTCCACTTTGTAACTGACTAAACACTCCATCTGATAATGTTGTATTAGTATTGGCATCTATAAACATAATATTAATTTTTAAGGTTATCTAAATCATCTTCTTCATCTTCAGTACAAACAGCTTTCCATTTACCTAATGGGCAATCTGCAGACAGAGCTCTAGTTTTAAATGTTAATGAGCAACCACACTCATTACAACAAGGAGCTGTACCTACTACAGCACACTCAGTACCTTTTGAAGTACAGTCATCACAAACTTCTTTTCTAAGTTTTGCTACATCTTCAATAAATTCATCACGGATAATAGTATTCTTAATCCCCTCCATTATCTTGTGTCTTTCTTTCCAAATCTGTTTTAAATTCATTTTTTCTTTCTTTAAATTTAATTTTCTTTTGAATATCTACACTTATCTTATCTTGCATTGCATTTAATAAAACTAACTTCTGCTCCATTCTTTTTTTGTTATGGTAGTCATTAAAAGTAGTTTCTTCATTTTTACTTACACATTTAGAATAAGTAGATATTGCTTTTTTTATCTTATTAGCTTTTACATAAAGATGACCTAAGCCTTCTACATTAAGCCTAGTATGACTTAAAACAGACATGCTTTGTCTTAAATTTTTATAGTAAAACTCAACAAAAGATTCAACTAACTTAGTTTCTATATTTAAATCTTCAGCTACACTTTGATATAAACTAGATGCTTTCTTGGGTATCATGTCCTAAAAATTTATAATCTAATAAGATAGTACCTTCAATTTGAATCTTTAATGCAGGGTTTAGTCTAATGATCTTTTTATTACTAGAATCTTTAACTATTAAATTATTTTTCTCAGCTTTATTTATACAGTTGCGGACTGTCTGTGAAGATTTAAATATCCAGTCTTCTTCAGCTGAAGCATCATAACAAAAGTGTGTTAATTCAGTAGGTTCATTAAAACTAAGTAAAGTAAGGCAGTTTAAGTCAGACTCACTCATTGCTATTTTATTAATATAACAATGAGTTAAGATCTGAAATTTAACTATATCCCATTTGGGCATTTTAACACGTTTCTGTACTTGGTTAACCAGAGCCATGTTTATCCTTTTTTAAGTTTTCTTTCTTGTTTACCTTCTTCTTCTTTTTCTTCAGGATTATTCATTTGATACATTAATGACATTGCTTGTGTATCAAAATATATTCTTTTGTATTTGTACTCAGAGATTTCTGCTATGAGTTTTTCATACTTGTGTTGTGCTTCTAAGAAAGGAACAGCTTCTTCAAAGAACTGTTTCATCTCTTCTTTTCTAGCAACTAATTCTTCTGCAGATAATTCTCTTTCATCTGGGATTTGTTGGTTTTCCATTTTTTATATATTTTAAGTTTATACAAATATACAATTTTAAGTTTAAATTTAATATATTTAAAATAAAAAATCCAGGCATATTATATACCTGGATCTCTATAAGTTGTATGTGATTATTATTTTTTCTTAATCATTGTTTTTGTTTTGGCTTTAACAATACCACCTTTTTTATTTTTATCTAGCATTTTTTTAATACCTAGGCCTCCAGCTACTGCAGCACCAGCTCCTAGAATAGCACCTAGTGCTCCACCGCCTCCTCCACCACTTCTAGAAGATGATCTAAACTTAGTTGTTTTACCACAACCACTTTTTCTTCTTCTTCTTTTTTTACCATCAGCTGATGTGTATTCTTCCATACAGCTATCTTCTGTACTTCCGCCTTCATCATAGCTTCTCATTGATCTGATCATTTGATTTTTACTATCTATCATGATTATCTATTTTTAAGTGTAAAGTTTAATATTGTTATCATATAAAATGTTCTTGGTACATCTATCTCTAGAGTAAATACATCAAGAGAAGATACTCTTAAACTTAATCTAAATTGCTTTAAGTTTTTCTTCCAGTTTTTCCAATTGTTTCTAGACTTCATCATGCTTCATTTGTGCTTATAGTTCCTTTGGCTTCAAGATGTATTTTTCTAACACTTGCCGGTTGTGCTATTTTCCAAGCTGTTCTTCTTGCTTGTGTTAATCTTGATTTGGCAATTCTCATAACATTTACTTGATTGCCTTGATTTCCTCCAAGAACATGATAATGTGTTTTGTCTTCACCAACATAGATACCAACATGTCCACCACCATTTCTCTTGAATGTAAGTATATCACCTAACATAGGTTCACTTACTTGAGTTCCGTACTTATTCCAGTTAAGAGCCCATAAAGGTCTTTCAACTACTTGTACTCCTGCCTTGTGTGCACAGTAAGCTACAAATAAGCCGCACCAAGG